TCCATGGCTTCCATGTTCCCCAGCTCTAGCTCCCAGCCTCTAATCAGCTTGTTGATCCCGTCCCAGTTGACCTCTTCCTCAAGCCTCTTCCCCTCGTCCTCCATGAGCATGGTAGCGAGGGTCTGGAAGCGGATCCTGAAGTCGTCGATGGAGGGGTCGATGACGGGCATTTTGCCCTGGTCAACATAGTCGATCCACTGCCGCTTGCCGAGGTCAACCTGGCGGTTGAGGTCGGGGTTCACGTCGGTGGGCAGCCCGCGCAGCTCAAGCAGCCGCTTCTTGGCTAGCTGCGAGTCCAGCACGTAGAGGCCATCGACCTGGGCCTCTCTGGCCGCTTCCTTCTGGAACAGGCTCTTGTCGATGTAGGCCTGCTTCTCGATCTTGATCTTGGTCTGCCCCGCGATGGCCTCGCGAGTGTACTCGTGCTTCTCCCAGCTGCCCTCAGGGGTCTCTATCGCGTACTCGTCGGGCTCGGTGCGCAGCGCCCACTCTAGCTGCAGCTGGTGCTCCCAGGCCTTCTCGTACATGGCCACCAGAGCACGCTCGCGGGGGGCCCGCCGGGCCTCAGTCTTCTCGCTGAGCAGCTGCAGTCCCCCAGTCGTGGTCACGTTCCTTGGGGCCTCGCCGACCTCAACGTCTTGGGGCCCAGCAATATCCCTCATGGCCTGCAGGAGCTTGTCGAACTCCATGTAGACCTCGGTGGGCATAGTCTGCCCTCCGAAGGGGACCGGGACCGCGTTCGGGCTTAGCGGGTCGGTCACGTAGCGCATGATCTTCCCTAGCCCATAGGCTTCATTCCACTCGGGCCCACTCATGTCCATGGCCTCGGAGGCCAGGATGTTAGGGCTCCCCATGCGCTGCCGGGCCTCGACCACCTGAGCCACCAGCCCATTCAGCATGTTCTGTGGGCTGATCAGGTCATCGACCAGGCTCTGGCCCCAGAAGTCCTTGTGCCTGTACTTCCACCTGGCAGCCGTGTACTTGACGAGGGGCACCGAGAGGGGCCCTTGGGGGGTCTGCACGGTGCGGTAGAGCGGCCCATGGAACATGACCTTGGCGTTCCCGGCGGTCCCAGCAATCACCAGGCTCCAGCCCTCAGGGAACTCGTAGGTCTTCTCCCCGTGGATCTCGAAGACCCTGACATGGTCTGCATAGATGCCCGAATCGAGCGCCGAGTCGAACTTCCCCAGAATGCTCCACTCGCCGAGCAAGGGGTGGTACTGCAGCAGCTCGCTAGGGTCATCCGGCATGACCTCGTTGGCCTTGTCCGGATAGTGTTCCTCAAGCCAGTCCATGCTCCTGACGCTCGCCTGCCCCCAGACCTTGCAAGTATCTGGGGTCACATCGACGCCGGAGTTCTGGGGGAAGAGATCGAATGGGGAGACCACCTCAAGCCTTGGGTTCCCCTTGGGGCGCAGCTTGGTCATGGGCCGCCCGGTGCTGTCCTTGCCCATCTCTAGGGCCTGCTCGGCCTCGATGGGCTCCATGGGGAGGCCACAGGTAGGGCAGCTCCCTGGGGCAGCAGGAGGAGCCCCTTCAGGTCCAGCACTCTCTAGGGGAGTCTCGGCCTCAGGCAGCTCAGGAGGGGTAGGAGCTGGGGGAGAGCCGGGAGCGGCCTGCTCGCTGGGCACCGGGGCCTCCTCTGGCGGGGCCTCACTGTAGCCACAGCTGGGGCAAGCCATGCCCCCCTCCAGCCCCTCCTCAACTGCCGAGTTCCATGTCTCGTCCCAGTAGCTCTTCAGGCACCCCACCCCGCAGACGATGGTCAAGAAGGTGACCAACTCCCTGACCTCAGGCCAATTGTTCTCCTTCAGCCTGTGCTCAAGGATCTCCTTGGCGGCCTTAGCCGCTGCCTCTAGCCTAGGGTCGGTGCTGGTGGTCAACACTGCTGGCACCAGCTGCCTTCGCCCTAGGGCGCTCAGCTCGATCTCGACCGAAGCCGTCACGTAGTTGAGCACCGGCCTCGGCATCTGCACGCCGTCCCCAGGCAGGATGTCCCTGAAGGCGAACCCACGGCTGTTATCGAAGAGCACATCGACATCCAGCTCGATCCACTGCCGGCCGATCTGGTAGTAGTTGGCCCTAGCCATCCGGTCCATGACCCTACACCTCCAGACGCTCCTGAAGTTGAAGTAGCGGTCACGGTAGTCGAGCAGCTCGGTGTCTGTGGCACCGAAGGCGGGAGGCTTGAAGCGACGCTGGGTGGGCTTGGACAAGGTCTACTAACCTACTCTTGGGGCGGGCGCCCCTTATCCTGGTTTGGGATCGCGCCTACAGGTGCAGACTTCTGCTGCCCTTGCTGCCCAGGGCTCGGCGGCCTCAGGTTCGGCTCGAACCCAGGGAACTGCAGCCTCATGGGACCCGCAGGTGCTGCAGCCCTAGGCTCCCTAGGCCTCAAGGCCATAACCGCCCCAGGGCTAGTCAAAGCCATCACCCGCTCGACCAGCTCCTTTCTCTCTGCCACCCAAGCCGCCTCTCGCTTATTCATCTCATCTCTAAGGTCTTGTGCTTCAGACCTCAGCGAGTTTACCAGGGCCTGGTAGGTAGTCAACAACTGTCCCTTGGCTGCACACGTCTCGCACTTCCCCCACCCCACTAGCCCCTCCTCCCCAAGATCACCCTATCCAGCACCTTCCCCATCTCGTTGATCCTCCGATCACTCAGCTTGATCTGCTTCTTGTACCAGGCCCCGAAGCGCCTCTGAGCCATCTCCTCAGTCGTCTTCGCCAACCCCACCACCCGCGAGTCCTCTCTCCTCTGCCTCGACAGCTCCAACCACCCCTCAGGCTGCAAGTACTTGAGGGCCTGCGTCATAGCATCCATCTGGTCATCATGGGTCCCATGTGGGAACGCTGCGCACTCCTCCACGAACTCCCAGACCCAGGCCGCTTTAGTCCCATCCGGCTCCTCCGGCAAGAAGACATTGCCTGCATGAATCAGCGGCTTCACCGCCTCCAGTCTCTGGTCCTTGCTCTGCCCCTTGGTCTTCACCGGGATCATCCCCCGCACCTCGTGCTGCATGACCTGGAGAATCGCAATCCCGTTCGCCGACTCCTCGATCAGCTTCGCCACTGCCTGCGGGAACTGCTGCTGCATCAGCCGGACCTCATGCATGACATCGACCATGTTCATGTGGTCCCTGACCTGGTGCAGCAAGTAGAGATCTGCCCCCTTCCTCCCCCACACCTGCCCCACGCTGTAGTCACTAGTCTTCAAGTCCTTGAACGCCAGGTCCCAGCTCTGGATCACCTGGTCAAAGACGAAGCCAGCTGGGAGCGGCTTGTAGAACTTCCACCACCGCCTCGGCACCCCGCCCCCCTCCTCGGGCGTCGGGTTCTGCTGGTACAGGGCCGAGAAGTGGTACGGACTCATCCCCTTCTTCCGCTCCTCCAGTATGCTCAGCGGAATCCGCTCAGGCCACAGGGGGTCCCCCGGTAGCCTCCCCAGTGGGTCCTCAGGCTCGGCGATGGCCGGGAACTTGATGATCGTCCAGTCCAGCCCCTCCACCCTCGCAGCCTTCTCCAACCTCCCAATCAAGTCGTCCTCGTGCCACCTGGTCCCAATGATGACCACCACGCCCCCAGGCTCAAGCCTAGTCATCGCAGTCGTCTGCCACCAGTCCCACAGCTTCTCCCTAAGCACATCACTTGAGGCATCTTCGTCGTTCTTGATGGGGTCATCGATGATCAGCAGGTCCGCCCCCTTACCCGTGATCGGCCCCCCAGCCCCTGCCGTCATCATCCCGCCCCCAGTCGTCAGCTGCCACCGGTTCGCTGCCGTCGTGCTCCCATCCAGCTCCAGCCCCAGCTCACTCCCGAAAAGGTTGATCGCATCCCGCACCCTCCTGCCCCACCCGGCCGCAAAGTCTGCCTCATAGCTACACAAAATGATCTTCTTGGTGGGGTTCTTAGCCAGGAACCACAAGGGGAACCAGTAGCTAGTCAGCTCACTCTTGCCATGCCGCGGGGGCGTGCTCAGCAGGACTCGTGGCTTCACCCCAGCCACCGCCTCCGCCAGCAGCTTGCTAATCACCCTCAGGTGCAAAGCCTCCCACCACCGCCCCCTGCTCATCTTGATGGCGAAGTCGGCCGGGTTCCCAGGGATCCCCCCTTCGACCCGCTTCGGCATCAACGCATCTGCCTGCTCCTTCAGCTGCAGCAGCTGCGGGGTCGTCAGCCTCTTGATGAGGCTGGGGTCCAGCATTAGGTCCTTGAGGGAGGGGAGCTTAGGCATCAGGCACTGGCGGTAGGGTACCACCATCTTCTAGCTGCCCAACCCCATACAGGTCATCATCGCAGACCCTGAACTCCAAGCCCCTGTAGTAGTACCTCTCACTCCCAGCCGCCCCAAGGCTCCCAGTCAAGCCCCTGATCAACGGGTTCCCCAGGGCCTCGTTGACCTGGTCCGCAAACTCCTCTACCCTCACTGCCGAGTCAACCAGGAACTTCGCCTGCGCCTCCCTCCTAGCCTTAGCCTTGTTCTCCCGAAGCGCCTTGACCACAGCCAACACCGCCTCTGCCTCGTCCCCCTCTAGCACCGCCCCCGGCACCGCCTCCCCACTGCTGATGTCCAGGAGCTGAATCCGCTTGAGCCTAGTCATTGTCTACCTTGCCCAAGGACGGCCCCTGCCCCATGACCCCCAGCACCACAGGGACGTACTCTGAGTCCTCAGCCTTGATCTCGATCAGCTCCGCTGCCTGCTCAAGCTCCCTCAACCTCTGCTTCATCTCCGCCTCGAAGGCCCG